GCGGTAGCACTTGCTCAACCACTACCCAGTTCGGGTTTTCGGCGTCCACTTCGCTTAGGTTGATGGGTGCCCGGCGCACTTCGTTCACCAAGGCTGTGCGTGCAGAATCTGGCGTAGGCAAAGAGCCGCCACCATCGCCTACGGCCATGTGCGAAATTTCTATGGTCTGGCCCAGGGCAATGGCGTTTGCCAGTTTCGCCTGGCCGATGTCGGTCAAAATGGTGTAAAAGGTTGCCATTGTTGCTCCTATTGCGGGTAAACCGTCGCTGAGTCATTGCTGTCAGTGGCCGTGGCGACGTATGCCAGGCCTGACACAGATATGGTGCCGGGCTGGTACGGGGTTACGGTGGTTACATCGCCGTCGTAAAACGCCAGGCCCGCGTAAAACTTGCCGGCGCTCTCGCCTGCGAGATCCAAGCTTGTGATGTGCCGGCTTACGGGCTTGGCGTCGTCAATCAGGCGCTCCAACTCCAGATACATCGAGTCAGTGATGCCGGTATCCAGGACGCCAATTTTTAGCGCGAAGGTGCCGGGCACGCCCATGGGCTCGGTTTCCCACCACTCGTTTACTTCCAGCAGGTAACCCAGAGGCTCTACCACTCTGCGCAACGCGCTGATGGTTCCTTTCTTGCGATGGATGTAAAACGACGTTGCGATCACTTCGCGCTTGGCCCGCTCGGTCCAGAGCGGATCCCACCGGTCCACGCTGAAAGCCCAGGCCAGGTACGGCAGAAGGCGTGCCGGGCAAGTGTTCGGATTCCACAGCTGTCGAAGTGGTACTGGGACACGCTGGATGTCGGCCAGCGCTTCTGCGGCGGCTCGTTCAAGCGGGGTTGAGTTGTTGGGCAGTAGCGGCGTTCTGTTGTTACTCATCGCTGCCACCAATCACAACGGATGTTGCCGTGCAGTAAGCGGCCTCGGTTTCGGAGAGCACCACGTCTGTTGGCGGATCGGCCAGTTCTACGCGCTGCACACCTTCCACGTGCAAGGCTGCGTGAATGGCGGATATGCGAATATCGCGGCCGATTCGACGCTGCATGCCGATGTATGTATCAAGCGATTCGGTCGCTGCGGTAAGGATCGGCTCTTGCTCCGGGCCGGGATACACGTAGAGCGTGGCGTTTACCTGGTAATTCACGATAGCGGCCGATTGAACGGTTAGCCGGTCGCCCAGGGGGCGCACGTCTTCCGCAGACAGCGCTGGTGTTACGGTGTCGATGATGTCCTGGGTGGCCGTTCCATCACCCTCTTTTGCCAGCAGCGTGACCGTGACGTAGGCGGGGCTGGGGCTTGCTGCCCTGGCATCGGAAACGCGGCCATCCGCAGACAGTGCCTCGTATTCGTATGCACCGCGCGGGCCGGCAACGCTCAGGCCTTCCCACGCACGCTGTGCACGCAAGCGCAAGGCGTCGTCGGATTCGTAGGTGGGCGGTACCGGTGGCCGAGCTTCTGTGTCACCGGGCGAAACAACCAGGCGCTGCACGTCGAAGTTGGCAACCAGGTTGTCCAGGTCTGAATTTTTAGCGTAGGCAAGCATGGTGGCACGGGCGGCTTCGTTTACGCGCTGGCGCCATTGAATTTCGCGGTAAGCGTTTTCCTGCAGCAGCTTTGTAAGTGGTTCGCTTTCGATGCTGAGTGTTTCCTCAACCTCTGGCCGTTGGCCTTCATTCATCAGGGCAAGCAACGCCTGTTTGCGCTCTTCAAATATGATTTCAAAGTCGAGTACTTCAATAACGTCCGGGGCCGGAAGCTGGGCCAGATTGATGGTTCCGGTCATGCGCTGGAGCCTCCTGACATAATCGCTACCTGGATGCGCTCGGGCTCTGAAGAGTTGTCCCCTGCCCTGGTTACTTCCATTTCCAGCGTCGCCGTTCCGGGTTGTTCAGAATTCACGAGTTTTACAATGCGCTGCAGGCGAATGCGCGGCTCAAACTGGTTGATGGCGACAACAACAGCCGCATAGGCACGAAGTAGTGTTGCGCCGTTCAGTGGCTGGTCGATCAGTGCAGGCAATACAGAACCATACTCGCGGCGCATTACGCGGCTGCCAATTGGCGTGGTCAGAATATCTGCAACGCTTTGCTTTATGTGGTCCATTCCGCTTATTTTTTTGCCGGTTGTTACGTTCATTCCCATCATGTTTTGCTCACTCTACCGGCCAGCTGCCGGCGCTGGACCCGCCGCTGACGGTGGCTTTGGCGTTGGCTTGAATTTCATCAACAACGGCATTGGCTATTGCTTCAGCCAGTCTGTTCACCCAGCTGTAATCGCCAGTGCTTGTAGCGCCATGGGCTTCCATTTCAGTGATGATTCGGCCCTTTAGCTGGCCTTTGTTCAGTGCCATGGCTATTTACCTGCCGTTACTGTGCTGGAGCCATCGCCGTGGGGGTTGCCGGTGAAGTGACAAATGTGGCCAGTTGTTACAACGGGGTTGCCATCGTTGTGGTGGATCTTGGTGGCATTTACTTTGCACACGCCGGCCACTGCCGTAGTCGCATTGCCGCCGATGTTGATGGTGGCGTCACCGGCAACGTTGATATTCACTTTCCCAGGGAATGTAGCGACCAGTTCTTTTTTTACGTGGTCGTAAGTGATCGTTGCGCCGTCCGGATAGACCCGCTTGTGCTCGTCGGCGCTTTTGGAGGGTGCGTTATCGGTGTAAAGGCCGGTAATGATGATTGCCTGGGCCAGATCGCCGGCGGGTGACAGCAAAATGACTTGTTCGCCGACCGTTGGCGGGTTCCATTCCAGGGTGCTGCCTGTTCTTGCGGATATCCACGGCTGCCAGCCAGTGACGTTATCGCCCGCTTTTACCTTCGCCCGCGCGCGGTCAACGTCCACTTCGGCGATGGTGCCGATGCGGACGATGTTGTTAATCAGACGGATTGCTTCGGTGGTTTTGTCCATGCGGACAGTTTGTGCTGGGGCACTACACAACAATAGGCGCGCCAGTTGTCAGCCGGTAATGCGACAACTTCAAATCAAAGCGTGACGTGTTCCATGATCTTCTCGGCGATCATGTCCAGGTCCTGGCGGCTGGTGCCTAGCAATGGGCGGGATGGGTAATCGTATTCTGGGCCATTCTTGTCGACTTTCGCTCGAAGCCCGTAATGATGAATTCGGGCAATACGCCCTACCGCGCCACTGAACAACAGTCCTGCAGCGTCTGGAGAGGTATTAATCCGTAGAAATTTGGATGTGCGGATTTTTGTGAACATCGCTTTTTTCCGTATGCCTCCCGACTTGCCGCCAATACGGCTTTTTCGTGGCTCCCAGCTTTCACCGTTCGGGCCTTCCTGCTTTTTCATGCGCTCCTGGTTGGATTTGCGCAGCTCCCGGGCTATGGATTTCATCAGCTTTCGGCGTTCAGCCGGCTGCATTTTTCTTAGCAGCGGCTCGGCCCAGCCGGACAGCGCGTCGATGTCGTCAGTCATCGGATTCTACGCCTTCCGCCACGTTGTGCAGATCCGCGATGATTTCCCAGGCGGTGGCCTCCATTTCCATGGGTGCTTCGGGCAGCACGTGCTCCACGTCTAGCCCCGCTTCGGTTGCCTTTACAATCACTCGCTCCGTTACGTTAACGGTGATCGCTATGTCGTAGCTGTTGTTGTTCAGCAGCTCGGCTTCAAAGCGAATGGTGTTCATAGGGTCATGGCCAGGCTCGCGCACTTTGAGCCATGACAATATCGGCAGGATTAGGTCGTCAACATTGCCGGCGTAGTCGGTAACGATGATCTGGATTGGGATGGCGTAGGCGTGGCTGAGGTTTGGCCCGGGCCAGAACTCTATGCTGCCGTCTTCAATGAATGTCAGCAGCTTGTCTGGGTTGCGCTTCAAGCCAGGAACATTGGCCAGTAAGTGATTGCGTAGGTCCTCAAGCTTTTTCATGTTTTGCCACCCGTTCGGCGGGACTTCATAGCCATCGCCATACTGTCTACGCCCTTGCCGAACTGTCTTAGCCCGGCATAGGCCCACGGTAATGTGAGCAGAGCGCCCAAAATCATTACGTCCGGCTGGTCGTTCACGAAAACATAGGCCAGAGCCGCGAACAGAGACACCCAGCTTTGCCCTGGCCGCGTTCGGCGGACAAAGGCGTCTTCAGCTTGGTCGCCAGCCCGAACGGTTTCTTGCGTGATTCGATGCTTCGCCTGAGCATCTTCCAGCTTCAAGCGCTCCATTTCTTCTATATGGCGCCGGATGCTTTCCTCGTTCCGGTAAGCCAACTCTTTGAGTTTTATGAGTGCAGCTGGATCACTTTGGAGCTGGTGCAGTGCTCTTTCCGGGTCATCCGTGCCTGTGGCGCCACTAACAAGGGATACGCCGGCGGCGACTGCGCCGGGCACATTACCTGTTAACAGCGAGCCAACCAGTGTCGCGCCCGTCCCGGCGTTGTCTTTAATCCAGCCGCCTACCGTACTCCAGTCCATTCCTGCACACCTCAGTCGATTTGATACTTTTTTCGGCTTGCCCACCATGCGGGAATGTCCATGTTCGGGCAGGTTTTACGGGAGTCCAGATCACGGTGGCCAACCACTGAAGCGCCTGGGTATTCGGCCAGTTTGGCGTTCAGCCAACCTTCCAGAATTCGCAGTTGGTCTGCATTCGGCGCTGTGTCGGTAATAATGCAAATGCCCAGGCTATCGCTGTTATCGCCTTCGCCATTCCCGTCAAAATCTCGCACATGCGCGCCTTGCCAGTAGTCGGGGCGGCCTGGCTGCAGTTGCGCATCGCCGGTTATCACTGCGTTATAACCAATGCCTGACCAGCCGCGCTGCTTATGCCACTGGTGGATGTCTTCGGCTTTATCGCCGCGATTTGCGGGGCTGTCGCTGATATGCACAACCAGATATTTGATCTGCCGACGGCTCATCATGCACTTCCTCCAAGTATGGCTTTGATCATTGTCAGTAGTTCGACTCGGTAGGCCATTACCAGGCCGCCAATGCCCATCAGCACATACAGGGCCCCAGTGGCGAAGGCTATTTTTCGTGTGAGCACGTCCACACGCTGAACAAGGGCGGTAATCGCGCCTGTTGTTGCACCCGCGATATCTGCCATTGCAGCGACGGTTCCGCGGTAATCGCTATCCATGCGCTTACGGAATGAGTTCAGTGCTTGCCGGGTTTCGCGATGCTCTTCCTGCTGTTCGATACGGGCTTCGCGCACCTCGCTGCGAATGTCGGTGACCGCGTGCTCCAGGGCGTGAACTCTGGGTTGCAGCTGCTCCAGCTCACGCAGTCGCGCCGCCCAGTCTTGGGCTACCATGTCGTGTAACAAGTTTTCGTTGGAATCGTTGCTCATAAATCCCCGCTTAGTCCCAAAGCTGCACGGTTTGCCGTGCGGGCTGAGCCGGAACCTCTGGCAATCGAACGCGAGTGCCCATGGCAATAATCGGGCCCTGCTCTGCCAGGCCATGGTTAGCTTCCAGCACGGCTTCTGTAACGGCAGCTGTGTACCCGTAATGGCGAAAGCAGATACGGTCTACCGTGTCACCCTGAATGGCTCTTACTTCAACCATCAAATCAGCTCCACAGTTGTGCGCCGGTCGCCGCGAATATCCGACAGGGCCCAGGCCGCATTGCGACGGTAATCGTCGTCCGCGGGTGCCAGTGCGTCGGCTTTCTGGTGGCCTTTGCCTGTGGTGTCGTAATCGCGGTAACGCTCGATTAGATCGGCTTTTGCCAGGCAATAAACGGCACGCAGATAGAGCTGCTGGTGATAGCCCGCCCGCTGCCACGGCTGAATGGGCATTCCAGTGATATCGGTGACGCCACTGGCAACCTGTTCCTGCACCCAGTTGCTCAACTGATCGTTGGCGTCAGAGATTGCAGCTTCAAGTGCGTGCTGGCAGCGCTCATTCGTCACCGTGCCATCTACGCGTGTTGCATCGCGGAATGATTCGACCCCGATATCGGGGAAAAACGGGGCATTCGTGATGATTGCGGGTTCGGTAGGCCCGCCGGCGGCGATCAGGCTCATGCTTGCTCCTATGAAGGCGGTGGACGGGGCCGAAGAGTTGCAGGAAAAGCCGCAAATCATGGCCCCGTGCCGCCTTGGCGTCGGGGGCCGACTCGGTACCGGCTATTCGCCGGAATCTTTCAGATTTCGCTCCAGGCGCTCGATGTCTTTCTTCACGCCCACCCGCTCGTTCAAATCCAGCGCGCGGGTCAGGGCTGACAGCGCTTGCTCGTTATTCCCTTGGTCGCGCAGCAGGTAGCCGTAGGCTTTGAACAGTTTGGCTTTTACCTGGTCCTGCATGTCCGCATCGGCAAACAGATCAACGGCCCTGCGTAGCTGCACCGGCAGGTCTTCCGCAACGGTTTCATTGGCCATGGCCAACAAGCTGAACCCGGCAACCTCTTCAGCTGCGAGTGTTGCGGTGGTGCGTGCGTACTTATCCGGCGTTTGCAGGCCGTGCTCTATCGCGTATTCCGCAATATCCAGTCCGGTTTTGATGTCACCGATATCCAGGTACCAAACCATCAGGGTTACCAGGACATCGTCTTGCTGACCGGTACCGGCTTCGAGTACACCCTGCACATAGCTGTCGTATTTCGGCAGCATTTCGCGCTTCGCGTCGATCTTGCGTTCGATGCTCTGGATGTCGTGCAGCCGGCGCGAGTCGTCAACAATCGATATGCGGTGCAATTCGTGGGACTCGCCTTGCGGGCTTTCTGGCGAAGACTGCGCCGCCTCCAAGGCGGCGCGTACTCGCAAGAAGTGTTTTCTTGCTGGACTTGTCATATCAACCTCGATCAGACGATTGTGATGTTTTCAACCACGCAGCCGGCGCCGAAATCTTCAACCACATAGGCTTCGTTGGAAGACTCGTAGTTCTCGATGCGGTTACGCTTTGGGTTGTCGATCACGTGACGGCGACGGGCGCCGGACTGGTAGTAAATCGACAGGTTTTCCAGCGTGGTGATCATCAGTGCGCCTTCTGGGAAGAACGGCGCCGCAACGGCAGGCAGGCCACCCATGCGCTTCTGAGAAACGATGAGGTCCGTGGCTGCTTTTTCAGATGGGGTCTGATTGTTGTTGATCAGCGGGAAATACTTGTCTTGCAACAGTGCGCTGCCGACCATGACAACCAGGTCCGGATTTCCTCGGTGCCAGGTTTCGACCATGTTGTGCAGAGCATCGTAAACAAGGGCGTCTAAATTCATATAGTCGCCAGTGGAACCAACATTTACCGCGCCGGACGCGGCGACCACTTCGGACATTACACGCTCAGGCGCACTGGTGCGGTAGTGCTGCAGCCAGCCGATGTTCACGTCCTGCAGTAACTGGTTTGTTGCACGGTCAGTTTCGGCGGCTGCCGATGTGCCGTTGAAGCCGATCATGATTCGGTCAAGCGCTTGCTGGCGCAAGATCGCATCGCGAACCAGGGCCTGGAAGTTCGGAAACTTCGCCCAGGCATCAATTTTTGCGTATGGCAGCGCGGTGTCGAACTCGGTCAGCAGGCACTCGTAGCCGTTACTGCCCAAATCGCTAACATCCCGCGGAGTGCGGTCTTTGCTCGACACGTTGGTGCGGCCGGCAATGCTGCCGACACCAAGGCCAATTTTCTCGCCTTTGATTTCATCCACGCCAATCATGTTGATGGCCTGGAGCAAAGCACTGGATTCCTGAATTCGTTTTTCCAAGGTCTGCTGAACAGCTGGCGTTACGTTGAACTGCTCAGCTGGGTTTTCTGCGCCATTCAGAGTCGCGATCTGAGAGCGAAGCTTGTTAAAAAGTACCCGTGTTTCATTACGCATGTCGTTGCTTCCTTCAGCAGTCGGTCAAAATCAGCAGTCGGTCAGAATTTCTTCGTGTCCACCGGTGGCAGGTCCGCGTCTACTATGGTTGTGGGGGCTGGTTTCAAGATCGGTTTTCAACGTGGTGAATTCCGCTTTAAGTGAGTCCAGCGCGGCTTTCATCTGGCTGTATTCACCGTTTATTTCATCCATTGATGCGCGCAGTTGCTGGCCATCGGTGACAAACAGTTCCAGTGTTTTTTCCAGATCCGCACGGAAGTCACCGAATTTCACAGCACTCGCGTCGCGATGCTTTGAAAACAGTGCTTTGACCTTGGTGAACAGGGTGTCGCTATCAGCGGCTGGGGGTTCTTCTGAAAAATCCAGCTCCGCTTCCAGCGCCGCAGAAAATAGGTTTTCCGGGCGTTGCTTACGATTAGCCAGCGGGCTGTCTTTTGCGGTGCTGCTGAACTGGAGCATTTCAGTGCCCAGGGATGCGGGGGAGTCCGTCACGGCCAGGCCGACCATGTAAGCTTCGCCGGTGCCTGCAAAATCAGGATCCACTTCGATGGACGTGTAAATCTTCTGGCGGTCTTTCGACATTTTCACCAGGTCATCGGTGGGGTCGATTTCTGCGAACAGCTCCAGCTTGCCTTCCGCGTTTTCGCGAGTTTCCAGGCTAACCACATCGCCGAAAGCTTTGAAAGCGCCATCTGCCATCATGCTGCGCATGTGCTCAAGCCAAATCCGCGCCCCGTATTTCTCCGGGTTGAAGCTGGCAGCCATCTGCTCAATCCAGATGCGGCTGATTGCGCGGCCATCCGTAGTGGCCCCTTCCGTTGCGACTCGAAACTTCTTTTTCATGTTGCCACTCCAATGCTTTATGGGCGATTCTGTAAAACCTCATCAGTAGCCCACAGATTCACGGCATAGCCGTTCAATTCCAACGTGTTGCACTTGTCCCGGGCTATCGAACAAAACCTGAACCAATAACGGCACCGCCACAGCCATTACGCTGGCTGCATGGATAAAACAGTTGAATCGGATTACAGAGAGCACTTCGTCGAAGCCCGGACTTTATATTGGCTGGGGTGGCGGGCCGTGCGCATCTGTGAGCGCCTGGGCATCAGCCAGCAGCTGTTCAACAACTGGAAAAAACGCTTTGAATGGGACAAAAGCTCACCAATTCAGCGGGTCGAGAGCTCTATCGAATCGCGTATGGTTCAGCTGGTTTTCAAGGATGAAAAAGAAGGTAAGGACTTCAAGGAAATTGACTTGCTGGGCCGGCAAATAGAGCGACTGGCGCGTGTAAATATGTACGAGACAACCAGGCGCGAGTCAGATCTAAACCCTAATATTCTCGAAAGTAGCCGCGCACCGCGGAAATCAAAAAACGACATTGGCGAAGAAGGCCTGGAGCTCATCACCACTGCTTTCAATGAATCGCTCTTCGACTACCAGCACACATGGAAAGTGGCGGGACTCACCCATCGCATCCGGAACATTCTTAAATCCCGGCAGATCGGCGCCACCTGGTATTTTGCCCGGGAAGCGATCGTTGATGCGTTTCACACGGGTAAGAACAAAATCTTCCTGAGTGCATCGAAAGCCCAGGCGCACGTTTTCAGGCAGTACATCGTGCAGTTCATCAAAGACACGTGCGATGTTGAACTGAAAGGCGACCCGCTGATTCTGCCGAACGGCGCCACTCTGTATTTTCTCGGGACCAACGTGCGCACTGCCCAGAGCTATCACGGCGATTTGTTCATGGATGAGTACTTCTGGATCCACGACTTCCAGCAGTTCCGGAAAGTGGCCAGCGGCATGGCCATGCACAAGAAGTGGAGCCAGACCTACATTTCCACGCCATCGGCGGTCACCCATGACGCCTACCCGTTCTGGACGGGCGAGCTATTCAATAAGCGGCGGGCCAAAGACAAACGAGTAATTGTTGAAACCTCGCACGCTGCACTGGCCAACGGCGTGGCATGCCCGGATGGACAATGGCGACAGATCGTGACTGTTGAAGACGCGATGGCCGGAGGTTGTGACCTTTTCGACATAGAACAGCTTGGCATGGAATATTCGCCAGACGAATACGCCAACCTGCTGATGTGCCAGTTTGTCGACGACACCCACGCAGTATTCCCGCTCGCAAAATTGCAGCCCTGCATGGTCGACAGCTGGATTGAATGGCGAGATTTGAAGCCCTACACCGACAGGCCACTGGGTGATAGCCCGGTATGGATCGGTTACGACCCATCAGGGGCCGGCGAAGACGGAGACGGCGCGGGACTGGCTATTATTTCCCCGTCACATTCAAACAGTAAACCGCATCGCGTAATCGAAAAGCTTCGATTGCGGGGCCTTGATTACGAACAGCAGGCTGATGAGATCCGGAAGCTAACCTTCCGTTATAACGTCGAATTCATTGGCATTGATGTGACCGGCCTGGGTGAAGCGGTGGCCGAATTAGTGGAGAAGTTCTTCCCGGGCGTTACCAGGTACCAGTATTCGCTGGATGTGAAGGCCAGGCTGGTCATCAAAACCCAGAACATTATCGACCGCGGCCGGCTCCAGTTCGACGCCGGCGACACCGCGATCGCCCAGAGTTTCATGGCTATTCGCCGTGTAATGACAGATTCCCAGAAACACATAACCTACGCTGCTGGACGCCGCGGCGACACCGGGCATTCGGACATCGCCTGGGCAATTATGCATGCCCTGGCTAATGAGCCGCTTGAAGGCCCGGCCAGGCATGGCGGCAGCATGATGGAGATTTATTGATGAGCAACGGTAAATTCGAAGCGTTCACATTCGGTGAACCCACACCAGTGATGGATCGGTATGAAATGCTGTACACCGGATGCTGGGCAGCGGGTCAGGATTATTACGAACCACCGGTTGACCTAGGCGCACTGGCAAAATCATACCGGGCCACCGCACACCACGGCAGCGCGTTGCAGGTTAAGCGGAATATCCTTGTGAAGTCCTTCCAGCCAACGAAATACCTAAGCAGACAGGACTTTTCGCGCATGGCGCTGGATTACCTGGTGTTCGGTAACCTGTACGGCGAGATGATTACCAATCGCCTGGGTGGCTTGGTAAAGATCAAGCCGGTATTGGCCAAGTACTGCCGGCGTGGAATCAAACCTGAAACCTATTGGTGGGTGCACGGCTGGCTGCAGGCAGAAGAGTTTGCAGCGGGCAGCATCATCCATCTGATGGAACCCGACCTGGACCAGGAACTGTATGGTGTGCCCGATTATATTGGCTCGTTGCAGTCAGCCTGGCTAAACGAAAGCGCCACCCTATTCCGGCGCAAGTATTACAACAACGGCAGCCATGCCGGGTTCATCATGTACATGACCGACGCGGCGCAACAGCAGGGTGACATCGATGAGCTGCGCACCGCCTTACGCAACAGCAAAGGCCCAGGCAACTTCAAAAACCTGTTCATGTATGCCCCGAACGGGAAAAAGGATGGGCTGCAGGTAATACCGGTCAGTGAGGTGGCCGCGAAGGATGAGTTCTGGAGCATTAAAAACGCAACGCGTGACGACCAGCTGGCAGGCCACCGGGTACCGCCGCAGCTGATGGGTATCATCCCAACCAACAGCAGCGGTTTCGGGGACGCGGAAAAAGCGGCGCGGGTGTTTGCCGCCAACGAACTGGAGCCGCTGCAGGAGCGCATGCTGGAGATGAACGACATCGCCGGCAAAGAAGTGCTGAAGTTCAAGCCCTATTCCCTGGGCGAGCCAGTCACGCCCTAGCAGCCACCACGACAGACTTAACAGCCCGCCAAGCGCGGGTTTTTTTTCGTCCTGAATAAGCCATACGGGTGGGGATGCTCGCAGTGCCAGCGCGAACTCCCCCCCGCCA